GGACATTCTGAGTACCTTCAACGCGTCGACGCATGGCAAGTATTGCTATGCCGCGGCGCCGTGACAGAGCGTGATGACCTATGCCCTGAGCTGGTAAGCTCTGGAATCATACGCCATACTAGCTTCAACTCTTATTCTATATTAGAAGCCGATCCCTGGATGGTTTATCATATCCATACAGTAATACGGCTCTTTTATAAGTTTAGAGGTGAGCCTCGCTCGGTACAGGACTTCGAATCGGTGAAATCCCGGTTGACCAGTTGCCCTAACATCCATCTTTATACACATGAAATCTTAGGGATGCGTAAGATCCTCTATGAGAATCTTATACCTCCTTTTAGTATTCATGAGATGGAGTTCGGGTTTGGACCAGGTGCCTCTGCTGATGTGAAAGGGAACTATTCTAAATGGTTGCTTGAGGCGTCTTACGACATCTCAATTAATCCAGAATGGTACCCTTTGTTGCACAATGATACTCTCTTTAACGAGAAATTCGCATCAAGGTTACGCTTCCACGATTCATCGTGTACGAAGATAGCCGAAGTGCCGAAGTCATTGAAAAGTACCAGAGTCGTCTCGTCAGAGCCGGCCTGGAACATGTTTCATCAACTTGCACTGGGGCGACACTTAGCAAAACAGCTATGTGAAGCCTTCCCTGGTAATGTATTCCTACATGACCAGAGTAAGCACAATGAAGCATTACAACGTTCCGATGTTGCCACTATTGATTTAAGTGACGCATCTGACCACGTCAGTAAGCAAATTGTCTCCATACTCTTACCTGAATGGTGGAATCTGTTATCCACTGTTCGTTCGAAAAGAGCCCGCTTCCCTGATGGAGAGGAGGTCGAATTAACGACCTTCGCCCCTATGGGATCCGGTGTGTGCTTTCCTGTTTTAACAGCAGTCTCCGCAGCAATTCTTTCGTTTTGTTGCGGTTCCGACTGGCGCGCCTACGGTGACGATTGGATAGTTCCAATACGGCACTATGACGCGGTATTGGACCTGGCCGCTAGATGTGGCCTTGTTCCGAATACCAGGAAGAGCTGTTGCACAGGGGTCTATCGTGAAAGTTGCGGAGTGGAGATGTTCAGAAATCTGAACATCACCTCTACATACATTCGACGGGACCCTGCTCAGTTCGATTCGCCGATGTTAGGAGAAGTCCTTACCCTTCTGGGTAGGTACGACTCCTTTACGGCGACACGAGGTGCTCTGGTAGGCCTGGCTAAACACGCCCTGCCTACCAAGCGTCGTTGGAATACAGCACTCCAACGATGGGAGGTGGACGTCAGAAAGTATAAGCCTGTTATTGACAAGCGAAAGCTTCCTGACCACTTGGCCCTCAACCGATGGTTATCTACTGCGCGCGATAAGACAAACGCGCCAGTATTAGTGTACCAACCGGCAGATAGAATCTATCGAGATTCATTCTGCACGAAGGTCCACGTGAAAGATAAACCGTCGGGCAAGGTTCTCTTTACTAGAGATTCTTGCGATCAGGTAGATCAATCTACATGGAACTCGGGGAAACTGGTTAGCTCGTATGAGCCAGAGCAGGATCACCCGTCGTTGGTACACTGGTTTGATACCATTCCTCTTACGAGAGTAGAGGATTAACCTCACGACTCGTCAGGTCGTTAACACCGTTGGTTTCGTACAACCTGGAGGGGCCCCCGAAAGGGTGGCCGGCTTTGGGTGGGGCGTCCTTGCTCCTACCCTGGTTCCCAG